TGCACCTTGGCCGGCAACTCGCCCAGGTTGAGCCATTCGGCCACGGCCTCCAGGATCTGGCGCAGGTAGACGTCGATCCGGTTGCACCACGCCTGCAGGTTGTTCGTCGCCTTCTGATCGTCGGTGGTGACGGCGCGCGCGGTGATGTTGCCGGTCTTGCTGGTCAGGTGCCGCGCACCGAGGCGCTTGCACTCGTCGGCCAGATGCTCCATGTCGCGGAACGACAGGTCGATCGACTCGCCGGATGGCTCCAGGAACCGAGCGTCCGCCTCCTGTGGACCCTTCGGAGAGTTGAGCCGCGAGAGCGGGCCGAGCTTGATCGGCTTCTGCTTCTTAGTCGGGTCCGGGTGCGCGTCGTCGGGCCAGCCGAGTGTCAGCAGCGTGATCAGCCTGGCGACCCGCATCACATGCGCGTGGTCGCTGCGAGACTGGAAGTGCGCGAGGTTGACCCACGCCAGGTCTTCGAGCACCGGGGCGGCCCGGTAGTGCCCCGTCTGCTCGGTGTAGACCGTGAACAGCGGGATGCCCTTGCTGCCAGGGTTGTACGGCTTCGCTGCCGACGCCACCCAGCGACGGGCCTTCTCGTCGAACCGCCACTCGACGCGGCTTCCTTCGGCGTCACCGATCTCCTTCGTCAGCTCGACGATGATCGTCTCGACCTCGTGCTGGAACTTGTCGGTCTCCTTCACCTCCAGCTTGACGAACCGGCAGTAGACGACGCGCTTGCGGCCGGTGTCGTCGACCTTGTCGCGCACGTCGAGCAACGCCAGGGCGTCGATACGGTGCGCGTAGACGCGGCGCAGGTCGGTCCGATCCGCGCTCTCGCCGCTGCCGGAGCTGGCATCCACCAGGCAGTGGTCCATGCCGCGGTGCATGCCGAACAGCAGGGTGTCCTTGGCGAACACGGTCAGCGACTTGCCCGTGCCGTCCACGTCGCGGCGGAACTCGTCGAACCGATCGCTCGGGTCCTGCTCCCACGAGATGTCGCGACCGAACGGGCGTGCGGCCAGGTCGCAGAGCGTGTCCTTGTAGAAGGGGAAGCACGTCGACCGCTTGATGCGGATCTCGTAGTTGCGGTCCGTCTCCGCCTCTTCCTTGCCCAGCGTCTCCTCGTGGGCCGAACGCATCGCCCGGGTGCCTCCCATCAGGTTGTCTGGGAGCCGTGCGGCCTCACGCATCTCGACGAGCGCCGGCCGGGGCAGGTCGGGCCGCGGCGAGTCCTCGGCGATGTCGGAGCCCTTCGGCAGCAGGTGCGTGACCGACTCGAAGGTGTAGCGAACGGGCAGGGTCGCGCCTTCTGGCGCCATCTCGGTGATGCGTGTCACGCCCGACGACGTTGGCCGACTGTCAACGGGGATTCCGGGGGTTCGCCACCGGTCACATGGGCGTCGAGGTCAGCCCCAGGTCCCCGTAGACCGACGGGTAGAGCTTGTGGATCTGGTAGCCGATGCCGTCTGCGGCGTGGCCCAGGGTCTTGTCGGAGTCCTTGTCGAGCTCGCCGCTGCCGCCGCTGAGCACCAGTTGCTCCTCGAAGTCGCGGGCGAGGTTCGGCGCCTTCTGCGGGTCGACGAACAAGCGGCGCTCCCCCAGGGCGTTGCACGCGCGCATGTTCACGGCGTTGACGCGGACCCGCTCGGGCGGGTTGGCCTTGTCGACGTCGTAGACCGCCTGTGGGAACGCCTGGCCGAGGTACTGCCGGATCAGGTCCCAGTCCGAGCCTTCCACGCTGCTGGTCTTCTTGGCGCCGCCGGTGGCGTCCCCGTAGCAGATGACGCGCCCCTCGTGGTGCTTCCACTTGTTGACCAGCTTGACGCAGACCATCGGCGTGTTGCTTCCGCGCTCGATGTGGACCTCGTCGATCACGCACGTGGCGGTGGCCAGCGGCAGCAGCGCGCGGCACTTCGTGCACGGCTCGCCGGAGAGCCCGGCACCCTCCGCACCACAGGACTCGCAGAAGCCAACGTGCAGCCCAGCGAGCGCCTGCTCCTGCGACACCACGGCGACGCCGGGAGCCCGGTTGAAGTCGAACGAGAACAGCAGCGGCAGGCTCGGGCGATACTCGAGCGTGCGCAGGTTCTGGGCCGTGTCGAACGTGTAGTAGGCCCGGCCCTCCATGCTGACGCGCTGGCCCAGCCACTCCTGCGCGAACATCAGCGGGTCGCCGCGCTTCGCCGCCCGGAACACTGACTCTTCGACGATGCCCTCGCTCGACCACGTGTGGTACGTGTAGTCCGGTTCAGTGGGATCCTTCGCTTTCTTCGCCAGCTTCGCGAACTGGCCGCCTGGGCGCGGCACGCCGTAGAGCCACGCGCGACCCGGAAGCCGACCTGGCGTGCCGAGCGCCGGATAGAGGTTGCGGTCCCACGCGCCGTCCTTCACCTCGGCCAGCTCGTCGACGGCGAGCCTGTCGACCGGCGACCCCTCGATGCGCGCCGGCTTGTCGAGGCCGCAGACCCAGACCTGCGCGCCGCCGCGAAGGAACAGTTGCAGGTCACTCTCGCTGGGGTCTCGCTCCCACCACGGCTCGGACAGCCGCTTGAGATCCTCCCAGTAGATGAACTTCGACTGGTCGCGCGTCGGCGCGCAGAACTTCGTGTACCAGGTGAGCCCGTTCTGCTGGTAGACGGGCCCCATGCGCACCGCCTCCAGCACGCCCATGCGCTTGGGCAGCTCGGTCTTGCCGCTGCGGCGACCGGCCTCGAGCACGTCGAATCGTGCCGTCGAACTGATGAACCGATGCTGGCCCGGGTGGTATCGCAGCTTCGACCACCTCTGCGGCAGCGCGATCTGCTGACGTGCACCGGTCGCGATCATGCCGGCTTCGCGTCCTCGGCGTCTCCTGCCGGCTCTGCGACCTTCTGCGGCTGCGCGCCGTCGGCGAAGTCGGGGAGCGGCATGGTCAGGACCGCAGCCTGCAGCAGGCCGACCATCTGCTCGGCCATGTCCTTGGACGCGTCCCCCTTCGTGAACGACGCCCGCACCTCCGGCCGACCCCAACGCTCAGGCCATCGAGACTCGAGCAGCCGCATGGCCGCGCGCCAGTCCTTCTGCGCTGCTCGCAGCACGATCGCGACCAGGTTGAACTCAGCGGTGGCGTCCGCCCGCTCGAAGGCGATCAGAAACCCTTCGTCTAGGCGCTTCCGGTTGCTGATCGCCTGCGGCGTGACACCAACGTGCCTTGCCGCGACCGACGGGTACATGGTCGCGGACACCAGCTGCAGGAACACCCGCTGCTGGTCGGCCGTGAACGGCTTGTCCTTGCCGCGCGGCGCGCCCTTCGGCTTACCCTTCGGCCTGGGCTTCCTCGGCATCAGCCGGGATCGGCGGCCGATCCCTCTGCAGGCTGGGCCTGGCCTTCCGCCTCCGGCTGCGGCTCTCCGGTCGCGGCGGAATCGGGCTCTTCCGGCGGCATCTGCTCCTGGGCGACGAAGCGGCCGTTGGCGAGGTAGACGGCGCAGAGCACGATGCGCGCGGCGTCCGACGGGTTCTCATGGCACCACTGCTCGACGGCCTGGAAGTGCAGCACATCGGCGATCGCGTCGCCGGACGGGTGCGCATCGCGGTGCTCCTCGAAGGCGACGTTGAGCGCGATGTTGGCCGGCGCGGTGTAGTTGACCAGCGTCGCGAGGAGCTGCGGCATGTTGACGCGCAGCAGCTTCGTGCGTGGGGCTTCGGCTTGAGTCTGGGGGACTGCCTCGGTGGCCTGGTTCTCGGTCATGCCGCCATCAGGCAGCGGATGCAATCAGGATTCTGAGGGTTCGCTACGTCTCGCCTACGCGCAGTCTTCCTGCGGCGCCGGATCCACCGCCTCGGCCATCGCCTTGATGTTCTCCAGGCGCAGCCACAGGATCGCCGACCAGCCGGTCACGTCCTCCAGTTCCTGCTGCACCTCTTCGATGAGGGCGACGGACGGCTTGCGCATGCTGGCGTCGCCGTATTCGACGACACCGGCGGACAGGCGTTTGGCGACGTTGGCCTCGAAGCGGTGGAAGGCGGGGTGGTGCAGTGGGTTCATTGTTCGACGATCAACTGGTAGACCCGCGAGTAGGCGAGCGCCCACTCGGGGTCATGGTCACATACGGTCTCGTGTCCGTCGCGCCAGGCGATCGCGTGCGCCCACTCGTGGAGCAGCGTGTCCCGCATGACCTGCAGGCTGGCGCGTCGGATGCGGATGACGAAGTGTGACGGGCGCTTGCCCTTGCGCTCCAGCGACGTGTCGCCGAGGGCATCGCCGAGACGGTCGCGGACGTAGACGCGGACGGGCAGCAGAGGCGGCGCCGACGCGCGCAGGCGCTTGAGCATGTGCTCGAAGGTCACGCCACCAACTCCAGCCAGTTGCCCCGCGGCTCCGGGTCGTCCGCACCCTTCGCCCGCGTGTAGACGTGGCCCTCGACCGTGATCCGCTCCGGTGAGCCGCTGACCACCACCGGATACTGGTGCACCGTCCCGTCAGGGTAGAGCCAGGCGACGCCAAACCCGCGCTGCCAGCCCGTGGTCGTGCCGTGCATGTAGGACCGCCCGACCTCGTGCCGGCTCGCCATCGGCGTGCACATCCACGACAGGCCCTCGTCGCGCTCAGTGGTGCCGAACGCCAGCGACGCGCGGTGCACGTGCCCGCTCTGCCCGCTGCGGCCGGCGTCGCGGAGCTCGAGCCGTGCCGGGTCCGAGCCGAGCCGTGTGCCGTGGTGGATGCGGTAGAAGTCCCACAGCAGGAACCCGGGCTTCGCGTCCTCCTGGCCCTTCGGCGACAGGATCGAACCGCCCTGCATGATGCGCACGCCGGCATCGCCGAGGCCCAGCAGGTTGTCAACCCGTAGCTCGGGCATGTTGGCGATGGCGGGCGCTACGTGCGCGAGGTAGTTGGCCAGCCGCGTCGTCGGGTCGTGGTTGCCGTCGACTACGAACAGGTCGCCATCGTCGCCCATCGCCTGCCGGATGCGGCGGAACATCGCGCGCGCGAACGACAACTCGTCAACCAGCGGCACCGTCCACCCTGGGATCTTCTGGTGCCGGCTGATCTCGCTGCCGTCGATCCAGTCGCCGTTGACCAGCACGCCGTTTGGCCGCAGGTCGCGGATGGCTTGCAGGAACGCCGAGAACACGAACGGGCACAGCCACTGCGCGTGCAGGTCGCTGATGGACAGCAGCAGGTATGGCTTGTGCAGCCGGCGATAGTCTTCCTGGTGCGCGACGTACGGCAGCACGTGGCGCTCGAAGTATCGTTGCGCGTGCTCGCGGCGCGATTCCTTGGCCCTGTTGCGGCGCCAGAGCTGTGTGCCCACCTTGTCGCGCAGGCCGGCGGCTCCCAGCGCGTGGTTCCACTGGCCGAACTGCCGGTCGACGAACAGGACAGGGAAGTGGCCGAACTGCTCGTAGCGCGCCCGGCTGATGCTGCGCGTGGTGTGGCCGATGGGGTTGCTGTCGGGATCCTCGGCCACGCGGACGATGTCGGCGAGCATGTCCTCGACGGTCGGCGGCGTCTTGCGCTTGCCGGCGAGGATCTGCGCCTGCCGCGCGGCCTCGCGTGCCTTGCGCTCTTGGAGCTTGGCGCGCTCGCGCTCGTTCTTGATGACGTTCTCGGGCGCGGCGAGGTATTCCGTCAGGTTGCGGCCCTTCTTGGTGCGCTTCACCATGTGCGCCCCAGGCAGTTGCGAATGTGGTTGTAGAGCGTCGTCACGCTCACCACGTCGATACCGTGCTCGTCGCGCAGGAAGTCGCGGAACCACGGCCACGTCTGCCACGTCCGGTGCTCGGGCGACTCGCGCAGCTTGATGAAGTCGAGGACGTGGGCCGCGAGCACCTTGTCGCGGCAGGTGGAGCACCGCTTGCTCGGCGGCCGTTTCGCCGTCTTGGCGTATTCGGCGATGGACCGCCCTCGCTTCGTGGCCCTGCTCACTCGGCCTCCGCCTGCACGATGGCGCGGCCGAGCGTGACCAGCGCATCGACCTGCGCCGAGCGCCGCAGCGCCTCGCGGATCTGGCTGGCCAACTCCTGCGGGTGGTAGGCGGCCGAGAGTTCGCGGCGTTCGTCGGTGTCCTTGTTGGTGACGATGATGTGCAGGCGCGACCGGCCGCAGTCGTCGGCGACCTCCTGGACGACGTTGAGCAGGTGCTCTAGCTCGGCGAAGTCGTAGGGCATCAGTTCCTTGACGTGTAGCGCCGGGCCGTCTCCCGCTCGGCGTCTTGCAGGTGGCGCAGGAGCTTGTCGGCGGCCCACATGCGCAGGGACGCGACGTAGAGGCGACGCCAGCGCGCGGCCTGCACGGCGAAGAACAGGACGAGGGCCACGAGGGTGGATGAGGTGGCGAGGAAGATCCAGTCGGTTGCGGTCACTTGCCCTTCCTCCGCTTCGCCATCTCCGGCACGTAGCGCCACCGCGTCTTGACCGTCTCGACCTCGACGGCGAGGTGGCCGTCGCGCACCATCACGGCGACGGGCTTGCGCAGGTCGCGCAGCGGCACGTCGGTGTCGGAGGTGATGGTCCATGTGACTTGTTTGCGCATGGTGCTCATAGGTGATCGGTTTGGGCGCGTTGTGGGCGGTTATCGCTCGTTTGCGATTGGCTCACTTCGCCAACTCCTCCGACTGGGCGTAGCACGCGCGCCGCTTCCACTCCGGCCAACTCTCCACTTCGATGGACGCGCGCACCGCGCGGATCCACAGGCCGTCCTTGCCTGGGTAGTGCTTCGCCATGTGATCGTCGAGGATCCGGCTGCGCTCGGCCTCGTAGGTCTCGCGCAGTTTGCGGAGCTTGTTCGCGGTGGCTTGGTCTTGTGGAGTCACTTCGCCAACTCCTCCCGCAGCGCGTCCATGGCCATGCAGAAGGCGTCGTAGTCCGCATTCGTGCTGCTGCCCTGCCATCGCGCGAGGGCTCGGTCGGCATCCAGCGCCGCCTTGCGCAGAGCGGGGTCGCGGGTGGGCGGCACGAACTCGCCCTCGAAGCACTCGTTGCGCGCAGCCTGCCCGGACGCGCAATGCACGGCGCTGTTCGCACACAGCCCGCAGTGCGCGAGGTGGAGCGCGTCGTTCTCCCATGCCTTCGCCTCGGTCAGCATCACAGCGCCCCCCGGTGCATGTCCGGCTCGTCTTCAATGTAGGCGTGCCACACGAAGTAGCCGTCGATCCACGAATGGATGTGCGTGTGATTCTCCGGCACATCCCACCCGGTCCCGATGATGGCAACCCGCCTCGCGACCTTTGGCTGCTCAGGGTCCACCTCTGCCCATAGGTGCCACCCCTGCGGCTGTGTGGCCATCATCAGGATCCGCGCTCCGGCAGGGATCATCACGTTGTCGTTGGCAAAGACGGGGAACTTCCACACCTTTCGCGCCGCCATCACAAGCCTCCTCTGTGCATGTCCCACATGCGCGCCTGCCACGGCTCCCAGGCCCGCGTCCACTCGGTCGTCCCAGGGCCGCCTTCGGTCTGCATGTAGCGGTCCATGTAATCGAAGTAGGCCGGCTGATTCCAGGCGTCCCGTAGCGCCATCGCGCGCATGGCGAGCGTGACGCCGGCCCAGCCGTTCGCCGAGCAACAGCGCCGGTAGTCGCCTGCGCCGTTCGCCCACTCGCGATAGTCGGTCGGGCTGCCGGTCAGGTGGAAGTTGCCCCACTCGGGCAGGCCCACGTGCGCCTCGGTGTAGCCGCCGAAGCCCCAGTTGAAGACGCCGGGCGAGGTCTCGCGCACGTAGAACGTCTGCCCGTCCTCACTGAACGGCACGACGCCGGGGCCGCCGGGCCGCGTCATCGTGGGCGCGTAGGTGACGCCGGCAGACAACATCTCGGCATCGCCGAGCATGCGACCGGCGAACAGGATCGGGAACTTGCGGCCGTTGCAGTGGCCGTTGACGCCCCAGCGCGCGCCGAGCTGCATGTGGCGGTGGTTGTCGATGCCCATCTGGCACAGGGCAACTGTTAGCGATTGCCTAACGGTTGCCGGTACGCCGGAGCAGTTGACCGCGAGGGCTGCGTTGCCGATGACGGTCGAGAACCCCCGGTAGTAGTCCGGCAGCCCGTCAACCGGGTGCATGTAGCGCGAGGTCCAACTCGGGAAGTGGTCCAGCCAGACGCTGCCCTGGAAGCGCGCGAGCGTCGCCGCCATGTCGGGCATGCCGGGTGCCGGCGCCAGAGTTTGGAGCGCGCTCCAATCCACGTCGCTCAAAACGGCCGGGATGCTCTTATCGGTGCCGGCGTAGGCTGGCCGGAAGGCATCGGCCGGCGGCGCAGAGGCGAGCACGGTGAGCACGCACGCGGTCTTGAGCACCGACACTTGGTCGCCGGCAGGGCCGAACTGCGGCACGGTCGAGACGATGCTGCCCGTGGTGATGGTCGCCGGGACCTGCAGGGACATCTCGGGACGCCAGCGCGGTTGTCCCGTCTCGTCGCCGAGGTAGGGCGCGAACAGATGCGAGTCATAGCCCTGCCGGCCGCTGGCGAGCGGGAGCGGGTTGAGCATGCTGCCGCCGGTGGTGCGTCCGTTCGCGGTCTGCAGCCCCGGCGTGATGCCCGTCACCGTCACCGGCCCGACCACCCACCAGTCGCCGTTGCAGAACTGGCCCACGGGCCGCGCCGAGGCGAACGTCCAGGTGATGCCGCGCTGCGTGACGCTCGTGGCGCCGGTCTGCTGAACGGGTGCCAGCACGGTCTCAGGCGGCAGCCACGACACCTCGCCCGGCTGCACGGCGTCCACCAGCATCTGCGCCCACACGGCCCTGGCCTTCTCGTTCTGCGGCTCGTGGGCGAGCACGGTGGCGACGGCCATCGGCATGCCGAACAGCCAGTAGCCGTTCCATGGCTCGGGCACCCCGCCGTCGATGGCGACGTTGCTGTAGCACTGCCACCGCCCGCCCGTCTGGTAGACCGCGTCCCGCAGGACGGCCTTGGCGGCCCGCAGGCCGAGGTCACGCGCAGCAGGGATGCCGAACGCCACGCCCAGCCGGTCGAGCCCGTAGGCGCCGACCGACTGCTGCCACGGCATCCAGCGGGAGCCGGTGCCGAGGCGCGGGTCGTTGGTGCGCACGTCCCACACGTCGCCGGGCGCCGAGCCGAACGCCGGCAGGTAGACCTGCTGGAAGCGGTCGATGATCCGCTGGCGCACGCGAGCGGCAAGCGGCCGGTCCTCCAGGTCGTGCCACAGGTGCAGCGCCAGCAGGCAGGCCCAGCCAACGGCGCGCGGACTGTCCGGGCCGGCGGTCACCCACTGGCCGTGGCCTGGACCGGGAAGCACCTCACTGGCGAGGAACAGCAGGGCCTGGTGCGACATCTCGCACTGCAACGCCCGCGAGCCCGTGAGCCGCGCGGCTGCGGCAACCGTGTTGTAGAGCCAGTGCTCGCGGTCCGGGCCCCACCATCCGTTGGTATCCACCGAGTCGATGCCGCGTGCCTTGCCGAGCAGGTCGTGCGTGCTCTGCTGGTGCGGGCGAGCCTGCCAGAACTGAACGCCGGGATGCTCTACGGCAGGGTCCAGCAGCGAGCCGTCCGGGCGCCGGTGGTGCGCCGGCCGCGCGAACATCTTGAGGGCCGAGATGTAGGCGACCTTCTCCGGGCCGAGCCCTGCCATGCACTCGCCGGCCACCCACACTTGGTCGCCCTGCGCGCCGGTGTCCGTGCTGCTGGCGTTGGCTCCCATCACACCCGGCACCCAACTGCGCATGCGGCTCAGAGCCTCGTTCCACCTCTGCTGCGTCCATGCCACCGTGTTCAGGCCCGGAGGCAGCCGAGGGTTGCCACCGGGCCACAGCCTGGCGATGCCAACGGCGCACGTCGTCAGGTTCACGGCCGCCGGCACGGTCGACAGCCATCGCTCGCCGCTCGGCGCATGGCGCGGCCACGCCACCGTGATGGGCGTCGCGCGGCCCTGGCCATCGGCGAACGAAGTACCCGGAACGGCCGGTTGGTTGCCGAACACCATGCCATCGCCGAAGCTGAACGCCAGCCCACCAGCAGGCACGGCCTCGATCACGTCAGGGACGGACGGGTTGCTCGAGGTCAGCAGGATCTCGCCGGCAGCCAGCCACGGCTCGTCCGGCCGCCAGTCAAGCCACACGTCGCACACGAACGTGCGGCCCACGCGGCTACGCAGATGGACGTTCCAGGCGGCGCCGTCTGCCTCCAGGCCGATGATCGACATGGGCACGCCACCGAAGGTCGCCCAGCCGCCGAAGTGGCCGATCGGGTCGCCCGGCAGCGGCAGGGCAGGAGGCGGCGACGCGGTCGCGAGCTCGAGGCGCACGGCCCGCTCCTCGCCCGGCGTCATCGTCAGGTGCAGGTCGACCGCCCAGACCGCCAGGCCGAGCTGCCGGCCCAGGACGTAGCGGGTGCCATCTGGCAGCGTGCCGGCTGCGTGTGCCGGCTTCGTGTCGACCGTCGTGCGGTGCCAGCCGTCGAAGGGCAGGTGCGAGTAGTTGGCCACCCGCACGGTCTGTGCGTTGACGGCTGCGCAGAGCGCGAGGGCGGTGATCACCAGCCCGAGCAAGAAGTTCGGGACGCCCGGCAGCAGGTTGCGGGCGACGTGGACAGCTCGTTGCATGGTGGCCATCCGACCGCCTTGTCAACGGGGATTCCGATGGTTCGCCGTTACCCCGCCTCCGCCAGCGTCGGCGCCACGAGCCGAATGCGTCGTTGCACCCTCGCCTTCGCCGCGATCATCAGTTGCCGGACCCGCTCGCGGGAGATCCCCAGCACGGCCCCGATCGCCGGCCGTTTCATGCCGAGCATGTGCATGCGCATGACCGCGGCGTGCCTCTCCGGCAGCTCGTCGATCGCGTCCCGCACGAAGTCGACCGACTCGGCGCTGACGACCGCCGCGAACGCGTCGTCCGATGCGGTCCCGGCGACGCGCATCAACTCACCCGGCTCGGTCGCACGCACCTTCGTGTGGTCGAGGTTGCTGACGGCCTTCGGCGAGCCGCCGTAGCGGAACTGGTTGATGCCGCGAAGGATGTAGCCCTGGATGCACCCGTAGGCGTAGGACGAGAACAGGAGGCCCCGCGACTGGTCGAACCGTTGCGACGCGTGCCAGAGCCCCTGCATCGCCATCTGCTGCAGGTCCTCGAACTCCAGGCCCACGGCGAAGTCGATGCGGCGGCCGAACTTGTTGGCGACGCAGAGCGCCAGGGCCTGGTTGGCGTCGAACAACTCCGTCGGCGTCACGTGCTCCTCCGCGCCTTCTTGGCGATTTGGGAGATGCGCGACGGCGACACGCCCCACTTGGCGGCGATGTCGGTCGGGCGCTGGCCCTCACCGAGCGCGGCGATGATGGCGGCGTCGCGGTCGGGGTTGCGCGGGCGGGAGCCGCCGGGGCCGCGCCGGGCAGCGGGAACGCTCACCCCATGCGCCGGCCCGGTCCAGATCGCGATGCGGTTGCCGGGCCCGCGCTCGATGTAGCCGCGACCGTCCTTGTCGTGGATGCGCTCGACACCGTCGATCCACATGCCGTCCGGTCCGTGCGCGAACGCAGGGTCGGTGCTGCGCTCACGCATCGCCCGCAGCGTGGCTGTATGCTGCGCGGCATGAGCGACACCGAGGCCCTGATACTGGTCCTGCGCAGAATCGCCGCGTGCGGGGTCTCGTTCCAGGAAGCAGCCGACGGCCTGACGCGGCTTGTGGCCGCAAGCGGCATCATCAGTCTCGACGACCTGCTGGGCGACTAGTTCGACCAACGGCACCAGCCACTCGCTCCACCCGGCGCGCCGGTGGTACAGGCCCGCCCGGAAGACGGCGTCGCGGTCCTGCAGCCGGCCGTGCCAGCGGCTCTCGCCGCACCGCGTGCACTCCTCGTAGCCGAGGTCGCCCCACGTCGGCACCCAGGCGAAGTCCGGGTGCCCGTCGCGCTCGCACGCGAGGATGGCGTCGAGCTGGAAGGGGCGGGCGGCGGGGGTGGTGATCACGGGTCGATCCCCATGCTGGCGGCGACCCCGCGTTCGTGTCTCTCGATGGCATCAGGCTCCGCTTCGAACGCGCCGCACGCGCACGGCTCGTTCGGTGCACCGTCGGCGTCGATCCCATCAAGCTCGACGGCGTCGTAGACACCGCCGCACCAAGGGCATCGGCGACACCTCACGGCGCACCGTCCTCGGCGACCTGCGGCTTGTCCTCGATCTCGGGCGGCTCGTTCAGTGCATCCAAGGAAACTTGCATCACCCTCGCGTCGACACGAACGCCGTCGAGAACTAGGGTCGCGGACGCAACCCCGTCAGCCTCCAGGTCGATGCGCACGGACTTGACGGGCAGTTCGACCCGGTTCCCGCGGCAGTCCGTGATGGTGAACTCGCTGTGCCCATGAGGCCCAAGAACGATGCGCGCGTCGCGCCAGTGGGGAAGGTCGCTCACGGCGCCTCCGCGGCCTTCTGCGCCACGCCGCAGGCCGGCGGCGCCTCGCCGGACGTCTCGCCCGGCTGCTTGGGCGCGACCTTCCGCGCCGCGCCCTCGATGAGCTTGGTGACGCCCGCGATCGCGCCGCACACCTTGCGCGCCACCAGGCAGTCCGCCTCGGCCTTCTCCGCCCGCTTCCGCCACTGGTCGCGGCGTCCGGCGATGGTCACAAGCCGGTCCTGCACCTCGGCCAGCTTCGCCTCGGCTGCCTTCGCTCGGCCGCCGAGGTCGTAGGGGCAGGGGTCGTCAGGGAAACGACGCTGCATCATCGCCCCGCCCGGCATCTGCACACCCCCGCCCGTGCCGGCGAGCGGCTCGTCGCGGACCTCGGGCATCGGCGACGACTTCGACCCGCCGCGCATCGCCATGTCGCGCTCGAACCGCATCCGGTCGCGCTCCTGCGCCAGCCGCTCGACGAACGACACGAACGACTCCTCGCCGCGCTTGCCGTGCACCTTGCACGTCGCCTGCAGGGCCTCGCGGATCTTGTCGTACTCGCCGACGTCGGCGACGGCCGCGTCACGCTTCCTCTCGGCGCGAGCAACCTGCCCGCGGACCATCGCCTCGATCCGCTTCGCCATCCCCAGCGGGTCGGCGGTGTCCATCACCAGCGACGGCGCCAGCGTCGACAGCAGGCCCAGCGCCTGGCGCAGCTGCGACAGCTCGCTGCTGTCGTCGCCGTCCGACTTGGCGGCGTTCGCAGCGGGACGCGGCGCGTACCCCGCCTCCCGGCGCCAGGCGTCGCGCTCGAATCGCAGGTCATCGCGCTGCTTGGTGAGTCGGTCCACACGCTCGGAAAGCAGCAGCGGCAGAGTGTCGGGACCGGTGCCATCGCGGGTGACGCCGGCATCGTCGAGCGCGTCGTGCGCCACCTCGATGGCGGCTGTCCTCGATCCGAGTTCGAGGGTCCGAGCAAGCAGCTCGGATCGCGCCACGTCACGCTCCCGCGTCAGGTTCTCGACCTTGATGTCGCGGTCGACGCGGGTCTCGGCCAGATCGATCGTCAGCAGCTCGATGCCCTCGGACACCGTCGCCGGGGTCTTGCCCAGCGCCTTGGTCAGCAGGTCGATGCACCGCTCGCGCGAGGCGACGTCAGGGGTCGCCTTCGCCTGGCGCTCCCACTCCTGGCCCGCGACGAGAGTGGCGTCGCGCTCCAAGCGCAGCTCGTCGCGGTGCTCGACCAGCTTCGCCACCCGCTTCTCGAGCAGCATCTTGGGGATCCCAGCGGCCTCGAGCGCTTCGTGCGCGTGCATGACGCTGGTCAGCGCCTCCTCGGTCAGCTTCTTCCATAGCGCCACGTCCTGCCGCAGCCGCAGGATCTCGGCCGCCATCGTCCTCATCGCGTACGCGCCGCGTTCTGCGTACTTGCGGAGGGACTCGTCGCTCAGGTAGGGGGAACTCGCCGCCTCACTCGCTGCCTTCGTCATCGTCCTCGGGGGGTTGGGGGTCAGTGCGAGATGCACCGTCCCCAACCGCGCCAGAAGATTCCGAGGGTTCGCCCGGCAACTCCCCGAGGTACTCCCCGCCAGCCTCCGTCGCACCCACAAGGTCCCGCAGCGCGCGCAGAACCTCCTTCGGCACCTTCCGGCTCTTCGGCGCGTTCTCCATCGCCTGCAGGCAGTGCCGCCACGACGTGTACCGACCCACACGCACCGTCCGCGGTCGCTTGCCGGCGATCACCTGGTGCAGCAGCCAGGCCTCGCCGCTCGACTCGATCGACAGCCACCACGACGAGTCCCCGAGCCGCATCACGGCCCAGCCTCCAGCCCCGGCGCGGGGCGCTCCGATACGCGCATCACGATCGCTCCTGATCCCAAGTTGGGTGCGGTCCAGGGCCTCGGCGGTGCGTCAACATCGTCGAGGCCCGCTTTTCAGCAAAACGGGCGGGGGTGTAACTGTCGCACCGGGCCGAACGGCGCTGTCATTGTCTCGATGTTGTAACGGCGACAGGTCCGAGGGGTCGTCCGGCTACCGGTGTCGGTTTCACATGCGGGGTCGCCAGTCCCTCTGCGGTCAGAACGGGATGTCGCCGTAGTCCGGCTCCTGGCCCACGTCGCGGTGCTCGGCCTGCTTGCGGGTCTTCGGGGGCGGGTCGTCAGCGTACTCGACGCGCTCGCCGCTGCGGCCACTGCTGCTGCCACCGCCGTCGGCCTTCTTGCCGCCGACGAACTGGAAATTCTCGACGGCGACCTCGAGCTTGCTGCGCTTGCCGCCGCTCTTGTCCTCCCACTGCGAGAACTCGAGCCGGCCTTCGACCATCAGCTGCGAGCCCTTGTGCACGTACTTGTGCAGCACCTCAGCCTGCTTGCCCCACGCGACCAGGTCGACGAAGCAGACGGACTCCTTCGCCTCCCCGTTCGCGGTGTACCGGCGGTTGATCGCCATGCCGAGCTTGGCCATGGCGGTGCCGCCGCTGGTGTGGCGCAGCTCGGGGTCGCGGGTGAGGTTGCCGAGGAGGATGACGCGGTTGTAGTTGCTCATGCGGTGGTCTCTTGTGCGCGGGGCGCGACCGCCTCGCCGTCCTCGATCAGGACGGTGGTCATCTCGTCCGACTCGACGCGTTCGAGCCAGCACTGCATGCCGGCCTGGTGCGCCGTCTCGGCGAGGAGTCGTAGGGACTGGTGGTCGAGCAGGCTGGCGTCGCGGATCAGCAGGACGCGGAGCCTGGGGTTCATGCGCGCGCCGATCGCGACCGAGACGCGCAGCTGCTCGGCGCTGGAGGCCTGCTCGAGCGGGAGCCTGTCGAGGGTGACGTTGCCGTCGGCGTCGAAGCCGAGGCCGGGCACCGGTATGTCGGCGGCGGCGATCGCGGCAGTCTTCTGCTCGTCGATGGCGTCGATGGCCTCGGTGAGGCGCTCGGACTCCGACGTCGCCAGCGCTGCCTCGGCGAAGGCCTCGGCGCGCTTCCAGTTCGCCTCGACCTGCTTCGCACAGGCCTCTGCGTTCGAGATCGCCCCGAGCACGGGCGCGGGGTCGGCCTCGGGCATCGTCTCGACTCGCGCCTCCAGGGCGACGACCTTCTCGGTGGCTTCGGCAGCGCGCCACTCGGCCTCCGTCAGCTGTTCCTGCAGCTTGGCCACGACGTCTCGCGCCAGTTCGAGGCCCTGGCGTGCCTGCAGCAGCGCGGCCCTGGTCTGCTCCACCTCGCGGTTGCTCGTCCGGATGCGTTCGAGATCCTGAACCAGGCCGGCCACCGACGGCGCCTCGGCCGGCGCGTCCGGGTAGTGCGGGAGGCCCTCGGCGCGGGTACGCATCGTGGAGGCCCGCCGGTTCACCGCCATGCGGTCGGCGTAGATCGCGGCGCGCTGCTGGTCGAGGCCGGCGAAGTCGAGCCCGAGCAGGTCGCGGAGGATCTCGGCCTTGCGCTTCCCGGTCTCGCGCGAGAACGCGAGCGGGTCGAACGTCAGCTTCCCGACCAGGGCGTCGAGCATGGTCTGCGGCGACTGGAAGCGGGCTCCCTCCTTGTTGGAGACGACCAGCGTCCCGCCGCCGCCGGCGGTGAAGGTGCGGCGGACGACCAGCTCGCCCAGGTCGACGACGACCTCGCCATGGTCGGCGCCGCGGCGCAGCGGCTCGGGGCAGCACGCGTCCTTGCCGCCGAGGGCCATGGTGATGGCGTCGAGCACGGAGGTCTTTCCTTGGCCGTTTCGGCCGCCGAGCACGACCAGGTTGCCGTGCTGGTCGGGGCGGATGGTGACGGCGCGAAGCCTCTTCACATTGCTGGCGCGCAGCTCGACGATCGACAGGGGGGCGGGGTCGGTCACTGCTTGGTCTCCTCACCCTCGGCGACGTCGGTCTTGCCCTCGCCGCTACGCAGCTTCGCCTCGGCGTCGAGGCGCTCGGCGAGCTTCTCCAGGTCGGCCATCGACAGCTCGCCCATGCGGGTCTTGTCGGTGTGCTCGATGCCGATCTCCTTGTAGAGGTCGAACACGTCGGGGCGGCCGAGGCCGAGTGCCTTGGCCATGTCGAAGCACTCCTTCGCTTTCGACTCACGCGCGATCGTCTCGTCGTCGACCTTGGATCCGGCGGCAGCCGCAGCACGCGACGTCGCCGGCCCGTCAGGCGTGTGCGTCTTGATGCTCTCGACGACGGCGTCGCGCATGATCTCGTCGGCTTCGTCGTTCTCGTAGCAGCCGAACATGATCTCGCCAGCGAACACTCGCCCGGCCGACGTCACCGCGCGGGCCGACAGCATCGTCTGCGGGTACTTCTTCCACGGGTCCTTGCCGTTCCAGAGCCCGGCAGTGACAGCGCGCGCCTTGTCCCACGTCTCTTCGTGGGAGTCACCGTTCGGCGCCGTCAGCTTGACCGTGACCTTCTCTTGCGAGCGCACCGGCCACTCGACCCGGTAGCCCGCGGCCTTGAGCCTGGCGACCCAGAACGAGTAGTCCGCGCATGGCTTGCCCTCGACGACGTGGAAGGCGCGCAGCGCGGCCATCGGACCGACGCCGAGTTCCTGGCCGGCGAGGACGCACGCGAGGATCTTGCCCGGGTTGCGCAGGTAGGCCTTGGGGATCATCCCGTCCGCGTTCTGCACGAGCTCGGCGAACTTGACGGCCTCGTTGATGGCCATCGGAGCGAAGTCGCCGCGTTGCGGCTGACGAACAGCCACGGCCCGGTCGGGCTTCGTGGCAACGGTTTGGGGGGCGGTGTCGGTCATGGCTTCTTCTGCATCTCCTTCCAGTGCTTGGTGAGGGTCAGGGGTCGGTACTTGGTCGCTGCCACGGAGTACGCGGAGCGTTCGATCAGCTTGCTGCGCACGACGGGCCAGCCGCCGGCGAAGCCTTCCTCGGCGTCGCCGAGCTTGGTGCGGATCGTGAAGTCGGCTCCCTCGACGAGCTGCTCGAGCTTCTTGATCGCGGCCTTCCAGCGGTCGCGGCGCAGCAGGGTGCGCACGTCGTCCTCGTCGAGGTCGACCGTCCTGCCGGCAACGACGCGCAGCATGCGCTTCGCGTCCTCGTTGTCGACCGCTGGCGGCGGCGTCTCGCCGAGCACGTTCTCGTGCCAGAAGCGGTCGGCGGCGTCGCGGCACTTCGCGGCGAACGCGGGCGAGAACGGCACCTTGAGCGTTCGCAGCGTGACGTCGTGGTGCGCGACGATCTCCGCCGGCGTGAGGCCGAGCAGGTCGCGCATGTCCAAGGGCCAGATCAGCACCGGGTAGTCGATGCCCTCGGCGCCGAGCATGTCGGCGTACCACGTGCCTTGCGCGACGTAGTCGAGCGGCACCAGGTCGGTGTCGTCCTCGCCCCACTTCGCGCCGACGATCGTTGTCTTGCCCTCGACAATGCGGAGCCAGCCGCCGATCTCGGCCATGGCGTCGGGCGACGAGCGGCGGTAGCCGTCGATGGTCGGCTCCGGGCGCCACATGCGGTCGCCGTCGGCCAGCTTCGCCTGGTAGGCGGCGAGCAGGTGCGGCTCGAAGCGCTCTCCGGCGCGGGTCGCGCGGGAACCCTCGAAGTCGTCTTGGCCGAGCACCTTCTCGCGCCAGACGTCGAGCGGCGTGCGGAACGGCGAGAGGCCCATGATCGCGGCGACGTCGCTGCCGCCGATCGACTTGGACCGGTCCAGAGGGATGGCGGTCATGCGTCCTCCGGCGGGATGTAGGTGATCTGCGGCGTCGCGATGATCGGGACGGGCACCATCACCTCGAACTCATAGGAGCGGCAGGCTTGGTGCCGATCGGCCCGTGAACGGTCGAAGGCTCGGCGCTCGGCGTCGCGCAGGACGGCCGAGGCGAGGTCGCGGGCTTCGGGAAGGAAGCAGCCTCGGTCGAGCAGGGCGCGGAGGCGGGGGCGGAGGTCGGTCACAGGCACACTCCTGGCCCAGGGCCTGCGGTGCTGTTGATCTTCCTGGTCGTCGTCACCAGGGTTGTGGTCGACAACGTCGCGGTGCAGCAACTCGCACACGTCGAACTCGATCGACGACTCGTCCTCGTCGCCTTGGTCGCCCGGCATGTGCTTGCGCGTCTCGGCGCAGCCGGCGACGTGAGCGTCGTCCATATCGGCGAACGGCCCGAGCACGCTGATGATCCGCGTGTAGCTGAAGTCACCGTTGCAGGCCGTGACGACGGCGACGTGCCCAAGGCACCGCCGCGCCAGTTCCTGCAGCGTCTCGCTCCACTCGCCGGCAGGCGGCGCGCCTTCGGCGAGGCGCTGGATCTCTTCGTGGGTCAGCATCGGATGACCTCCACGCGCGTCGCCGTGCTCCGATCACGCCACCCATCACTGTCGCCATCGGCGTCGTGGTCCACGGTGACGATCCAGACAACCTCGCAGTCGTCGCCGAGCACCTTGAACGCGACGCGCTCGCTGTCGATGCGATGCCAGCCAAGCCTCGCCGGTCGCGCGCCGACCAGCTCTGATGCAAGATCGAAGATCACTGCGGCGTTGCAGTCCTCGTAGTTGCCGAGGCGCGGGTCGAGCTTGGCCCACTTGATGGCCGCGATGTCGACAGGGAACACCCCGCCGCGGCTCGTGACTTCCCAGCACCGGTCGCACAGGCGCGTTCCGGTCATCTCGGTTGGTGTGCCGCACACCTTGCAAGGGGTCGTACTCATGCGCGCCCATCCGCGGCCACCGCCGCATCGTTGTCCTTGGCCATCAGCCGCAGCCGCGTCGCCGCGAGATGCGTCAGGTTCTCGGCGCTGTCGAGCACGCCGCAGATCGAGCCGAGGTAGCTGCGGTCGTCGTCGGTCATGCAGCCGGCCGACTGCGCGACGACCTGCTGCTGCACCTGCCGCAGCCGCTTGGTGATGCCCTCAACGGCGAGCGTCAGGGCGTGGAAGTTGGACGGCTGGCTATCAGCCGCCGTGCTCCGCGCGTGCGCACCATGCCTCGGGCACGGCATCGTCTGCGAGCAGCGGTCCTCGTCTCCGTCCCAGGCCATGCAGAGTTCGTGCGCCATGGGCTCAGTCCCCCTGCCGGTCGTCAGGCGCCGTCTGCTCGCCGACCGCGGCGATCAGGCTGCCGGGCCAGCCCTGCACGATCCCCAGCGCGGCGTCGTCGGTGACCTCGGCGCTGGGGTGGCAGTCCTCGAACTCGTCGACCTCGCCGATGCAGGCGTCCTCGATCTCGCACTGGCCGTCCAGCGCAATGAGGATGCCCTGCCAGCAGACGACGTAGCTCGGCGTCCAGTGGGCCGGGCGCTCCCAAGGCTGGCGGCCGGCATGGCCGCGACCGCGCGGGGCGATCTCGGCTGCGAGTTGTGCGGCGGTGAAGAGCGGGGTATCGGTGTGCATGGCTCGTTCCTGTTCAGGGTTCGGGTCTGCTCCGGCTGCCGTCCGCCCTAGGAAGTTGGCGGCAGTCGGGGCGTTCTTGTCTTCGTTGCTGCTGCCACTATCGGCCATCTGGCATCGGAAGTCAAGCGGCGGTTCTTGGCTTTTTGTGGCAGCGGTGCTAGAAACTCCGGCATGGCCAGACGCACCGCCGCAACCCTCCAAGACCTCGTCGCCGCCGTGGCCGAGCCCGGCGAGTCGCTGCGCGCATGGTGTGAGCGGGTCGGGTTCCCCGAACGCACCCTGTTCAGGATGGCCACCAGCGAGGAGAACACGCCCCGCATGGGCACACTGACGCTCCTGGCCGGCAAGCTCAGCGTCGACCTTCCGACGCTCCGCGCCGCCATCGAGGCCAGCCGCGCCGCGGCGAAGGACTGATCCATGACCAAGCTCTACCCCGTCGACGGCATCCCTGAGCCGCCCAGGCGCCACATCAGAAACGACTCGCGGCGAAGCGGGATTCTGGTCCCTGGCTCGCTCGCCCGTTACTCCTCCCACCCCGACGAGGAGTTCGTCACCACCGAAGACGCAGCCGTGACCACTCCGCAGTGGGAGCTGGCCAGGAAGGTCCACGACTGGCGCAACTACGTCTCGAAGGAGATCCGGGCCGCGTGGTTCACGTTCACCGAGGAGCAGCGACGTATGCTGTTCCGGCAGGCCGACGAGGTCGCGAGCCACGAAGAGTGGGACTGATCCATGGACACCAAGCTCCCCGTCGAGATCGTCACGAAGCTCATGGCCGCGATCCCGGAGGGCGAGACGCTCGTCGGCCTGTCGCTTCGGGAACTCGGTGAGATCAGGACGCGCTATCTCGGCTGGCCGGAGGGCTGGGCATCCGGCATCGTCGAGATCGAGGTCCAGACCTACGCCGTCGTCGACGGCGCGCAGGGCACCAAGACGTGGAAGGCGTTCCGTTCCGGCGACGGCTACGCGTTGCGGCTCGACGGCTTCCGGGCCGAGATGCCGCTGCAAGTGATCGGCACGCGTCACGCGACCCCCTGATCCGCCAGCTCGCGGATGGTGATCTGCGCGCCAGGCCGGCCACCCTTCGCGTGGTAGAACTTCCGCACGCGGCCGTCGCAGACCTGCGAGTCGTCGCGGAACCACCCGTCCTGCTTCAGCGCGTCGAGGATCGCCTTCTCGCAGTTGTCTCGGTCGGGCTTCGCGATGTGCCGCACCAGCCCCTCCGGGTCCTTGCGCCGGCACAGGGACTTCGGCCGCGGGAAGAACAGGTCGATGCCTACCGCGACCGCGCCCTCGATCGGTGACGCCGGACGCATCGGGCGCGCCGCGATCGCGACGAGTGCCTTCCATCCGTCGGACGTGCCCGGGTCGTAGACGCCGGCGTGGCGGCCGCGCATGGTCGCCTTGGCGCGCGGCTGCGCCTTCGGGATGCCGTCGACGCGGAACGTGGCCGAGAACGTCACGACCGGCCTCCCTTGGCGACCATGACCACCAGCCGCTTCAGCATCTGGCGGATCGCCCGCGGCGTGTCCTTGCGCCGGCTGTTGCAGCGGTCGCTGCCGACCTCGCGGTGCCAGAACACGAACTCGCCGGTGCGGCGCGCCACGTTGACGGTGCCGCCGATCTGGCGCCACATGCGCACCGTGTCGGCCAGCTTCGGGTTGCCGGTGACGGTGGCCATCAGTTCCTCCCCGGCGGGTCGCGCTTCACCTCGGGACCGTCGACGACCTCGATGGGAGCGCCCGCGAACTTGGCGAACGTGATGCAGTGGCTGGCGACCGCCCGATCCCTCCACCTCTCGTTGTCGCCGCATGACTCTCGGACGATCCCGCCGAACACCTGCGCGGCGCCGCTCACCACACCGAGCCGGAGCATGGTTCGGTCCAGGTCCGGGAACCGCGCGACGTGGTCGTCCACGGCCTGCTGCAACCGCGTCATCAGGTCGACGAAGACCTCGGCGCTGAAGTGCCGCATGTCGAGTGGGTTGATGGTCATGCTCTCCTCCACACCTGCGCCGGCCGTCCGCTGGGCGTCGGTCGCGTGTTCGTGGTGGCGACGATCTCGCCGTCGCTGCGCAGCTCGGCCATGCGCCGCGAGACCTGCAGCGACGTCAGCCCGCACCGCACCGCGATCTCGCCAGCGGTCAACTCGACGCCGCCCTCGAGCGCGGCCAGGATCTGGCGCCGGTGCTCGCTGGCCAGGCCGTGGGACTGGCGCGCGGCGTCCTTCGATGTCGCCGGGTCGTCGGTGCGCGCGCGGCGGATCTCGTCGAACGTGAGCTGGTGGGTCATGCGCTCACCCCCGGCCGCTTGGCTCCGCTAGGCGCCACCCGCTCGCCGTAGCCGCTCCCGCGCCGCCGGTCCGACTCGCAGCGGTCGCACATGCACCGATCGCTGTCGGGGTCGTGCAGCACGCACTCCGCGAGCGCGGACTTGCCGATGTTGCGAGGCGGCTCGGCTGGTTTGGACCCGCGCCGCGTGCGCGCGCCATCGACCCAG